CTTTCTTCCAAATGGAAGAAAAAGAAAACGATAAAAAAGCAATTGGGAGACCTCCAAAATATAATCCTGAATTGATGAATGATCTTGTTTTTAACCTTGCCAAGGAAGGACTTACCGATAAAAAACTTGCCAAATGCCTCAATATATGTGAAGCCACTTTAAACAATTGGAAACAACAATATCCTGAATTATTAGAGTCCATAAAAAGAGGAAAAGACTATGCTGATTGTGAAATAGAGAAATCTTTATACAGAAGAGCTATGGGATATGATTATGAAGAAATTGATATTGCAGAAGAAGAAGAAAGCGGAGCAGTAACAAAACGTAAAGTAATACGCAGAAAAAAGCAAATGGCCTCCGATCCTACCTCGATGATTTTCTGGCTTAAAAACAGGAAGAAAGATGAATGGCGTGACAGGCATGATCATACTATTGTTGACAATACAGAATATGAAAAACAGCGCGCGAGAATGGATGAAATAGCGCAAAAGATTATAGAAAGGGAGAACGAAAATGTTTGAATACAAAACAAGTGCAAGTGAACCGGTAGGAATTATTATTGATGGAGATGCCTTATACGACGTTAATACAAGAAGCGTCAGAATTAATGTTAAATACAGATTTGGCATAGCTGATTTAGGCGGAAGTTGGGAATATTGGGAGTACGAAAAAAGAGAAGCTATCTCTGGTGTAGATACTAAAAACATGGCGAATGTCATATCTGAAATACAAGCTCTTTACACTCAATATTTAGCTATTTATACGGATCATTCGAGTAATTTAACTAAAGTAAAGAATTTTGATGGTGCAGTTATCCCGGTACCATAATGGCAGTATTATTTCAATGGGAAGGAACTTACGACGATACGACTGATTCTCTTGGCAATGATATTTCCGGGACTAATTTATCGGCAGGAGGAGGAGACGCCGGATCGGATACGACTGTCATAAATGCCGATTCAGACAGAATGGATATTACCGGATTAGGAAATGTAAGCAACGTAATACAGCAATCCGGGGTTGATATTTTAGATTTGAATCAGGGTACGATCTTATTGAGATTATCATTAGATAATGCGTCTACAAATAATTATAATTTATTCGGATTTTATACGGCGAGTGATGTTGATTATTTTTATGTAACTTTTTTAGGTGGATCGAGCAGGTTATATTTATATGCTCAAGATGATCAGGGACCGGATAATCAGGCAAGCGGTTATTTAACGTGGTCTCCATCTACATCGACATTTTATGATATTCGTATTACATGGGACATGGATGTTAACAGTTCCATCAAATTTTCAATAGATGGAAACGCGTTTGCGCAAACGGCTGGAAGCGGAAATGAATCAAGTGTTGTTCTTTCCGACATAAATACAACTAATTTGGCGATAGGGAATAGAGGAGTTTACACGGCATATAGAGGTGAAGTATCAAGATGTTTAATAAGTGATGTTTATGAGGATTTGACATTGGGTGAAGGCGGGGGAGGTATTATGCTCCCTATTTTTAATTATTATGGAATAAATGGTCTGATATTTGGCGGACAAATTATAAAGTGATGGGGGGCAATTATGGGATGCCCAAGTGAAATAGAAATTGGCGATAATTTTACAATATCGGTTGATGTTCATGATCCTACTACAGGGGCTTTGACTGATGCGGATGCAGTTCCGACTTTTAGAATTTATGAGGATGGCGGTGATCTTCCGATAATAAGTGGTACTGTTACAAAAGTTGACGATACTAATACTACAGGTCATTACGCTGAATCTATCGCTGGTACGGCAGGAAACGGCTTTGAGAATGGGAAATCCTATACTGTTCAGATAGATGCGGCGGTATCGGGTGTGAGAGGCGGTATTTCTTATGGGTTTAAAGCATACGACCAGAGAAAATCAAATATACTGCAATTAGGCAGTTCTACTCAAAGCTTAACAGACTTAAAAGATTTAGTGGATACGGGTTATGACCCAACAACCCACAAAGTACAGGGTGTTGTTTTGTCTGATACATGTACGACATTATCTACATGGCAATATGTAATATCTGTAATTCCAAGCATCCCAAATCCTATAGATTTAACTTACAATGAGACGAGAAGAATATCTTTGAATTTGACAACAAATAGAGGCACTCTGCCGTCAGCGGCTGAAATAACCCCCGGTACTATAGATATTTATAGAAAAACTGCAAGAGAAGACCCTTGGACTCAAATAGTTACGGCAGGGGCGTGCAGTGAAAGTGATGGCATTGTTTATTATGATGAAGTATTTGATACAACAACAGGATATGAGGAAAAAGATCAAATTAAAATTGTATTCAAATCTATAAGTGTTGTAATTTCTGGAATAACTTATGAATTAATTGGTGCTGATGGTTTAACGTATGAAACATATATCAGAAAAACACATGACATAAATTACAAGGTTGTTCTCCCAGATTCTATTGTTATTTCAGATACGGCTGTTTATAAATTATCTCTGCAAATTTATGATGAATTGGGGATTACTCCGGTATCAGCCAAGATAACAGCCGGAAATATTAGCATATATAGATTAGCAAAAACAGGTGGTGCATGGGTACAAATAGTTAATGGGGCGGCATTATCAAAAGCTGATGGAGAAATTTATTATAACGCAACTTTTGATTCTGTTAATTACAGCGAAGGTGATGAGATTAGAATTGTTTTCTATGGAACTAACACCGTCACCATTGGTGTTATAGTTCATGATTTGTTGAGATCTGGCGGTGTGAATTTTTATACTCACATTCAAGAAACCATGAGGGGGACGGATTCAGCAGCACTTGCGACGGTTTTAGGTGGTTTAACAGATGCCGCGGCGGATGGTGATCCTACTTCCACTGATACACTGATGCAATATACAAAGCAACTTGTAAATGTTTTGGTCGGTACTACGGGAATTGTGACATTTCCTTCTGAAAACGCTCCATCAAATAATATTTCATTGGCTGAAGTTATAAGAGCGATTTATAATGATGTAACTGGATTAAATGGGGATGCGATGAGGGGAACCGATGGAGCTTCCACACATACGGCAGCAGATGTTGTAAATAGATCCTTCAGGATTTCACGTAAACGTATTAGAAGTAAATGGAACAGCTCAAACAGCTAATGATAACGGCGCGGACATAAATACTCTTGTATCTCGCATTGTTGGTACTTTGCTTGCTGGGAATCATACGGCACAGAGTGGGGATTCTTATCCCAACGTTAATTCATATTTAGACGCTACAATATCAAGCAGGGCTGCCGCGGCTACTGCGCTTTCAACTGCTATATGGACAGCTATAAAAGCTGGTTATATTGACGCGGCAATTTCGAGTGTATCAGCAGGGGACGCAACGGCGGCGAATCAGACAACAATGTTAAACCATTTGACAGGGATTAAGGGTGCGACATGGTCTGGGACTACAGACAGTCTCGAAGCTATAAGAGACCGTGGAGATGCGGCTTGGCTCACTGGCGGAGGTTTAACTGGTTCTAATACAATTACTATAACTATTCAAGATGGAGACAGCAATAATATAGTAGATGCTTTTGTTGAAGTTTGGGATTCTGGTAATACTACATTCGGAGAGAAAAGAATTACAAATTCAAGCGGGCAGGTAACTTCAAGTCTTGACGATGGTACTTACATAATAAGGATTAGGAAATTCGGATATACTTTTACTAATCAGACATTAGTTGTCGCCGGTGCTGATCAGTCAGTTACGTATACTGGAACTTCGATTGAAATAGGAACTCCGGTAGCGTCGAGTGCTTGCAGGGTATATGATTATGCTTTTATGCCTGACGGCCAAACCCCTGAAGACTCTTTGTCCGCAACGGCGGTTATAAAATCTATGCCTGAAGACGCTTATAGCAAGCTACACAGTTCGGATAAAATAGACGCAACTTATGACGCTACTACGGGTTTGTTTTATTGGGATATAGTACAGGGTGCTGTAGTAGAATTTAATTTGCCTAAATATGGGTATGTAAGAAAACAACTAACTATACCTACGGCAACACAGTCAAGACTTTCTGATATGTGAGGTTGATATGATCATGAAATGTGAAGAAAACGGAAAACCCGGATTCAAATGGGGCGGTTCTGGAAAGTGCTATACTTATTCAGCAAACGACACAAAGAGCAAAGAAGAGGCAAAGAAAAAAGCACTATTGCAGGCGGCGGCAATTTTAAGCAAGCAGAATGGATGAGATTTCTGATACTTACATTAATAATTTTATGGAATATCCTCACCTTTTTGGTCACTATCTTGGGTATACTCTACTAACGGATATTCACACAAGGTGGATTTTGGATTGCTGGATTAAAAAAAGAAATTACGCTTTAAGGGCTCACCGGAATAGTTACAAGACAACTGCTATACTGGTTGTCGGTGCTATATGGTGGTTGACGTTTTTTAACCCGAATGAACGAATTTTATTTTTACGAAAATCATGGGAAGAGTCTACTTCAATCGGGAAAGAAATTAGACACCAATTTGAATCTCCGGCCTTACAGGTTCTTTATAAGAAAAAATTCAATATCGATAATTTGAAGGGTTCCACCTGGAGGGACTCTGCTTTAACGCTTGCCACGAAAAAACAAATAACAAAAGAGCCTAATATATTATGTTTAGGAGTTGGTGCTAATTTGACGGGAGGTCATCATACTAAAATATTAGCTGATGATATTATAACTTTAAAAGATCGGATATCTCAGGCAGAAAGAAAAAAGACAATAATATTCATGAAAGAACTTTCGAACATACCAACTATTGACGGAAACATAATTTACACTGGTACGCCATGGCATAAAGAAGATGGCTGGAACCATACCCCCGTGCCTGTTGATTATCCTATCGGTTCTATAGATATTATGGGTTTTACGGATGAGAAATTAAAGCAATATAGAAGTGAACTGGGCCCGTCTTTATACGCGGCAAATTATGAACTAAAACATATAGCAGATGAAGAGAGACTCTTTCCAGAGCCATTATTTGAGAAATGGCCTGACAGGATTAAGAGGTGCTGTGCTTGGGTAGACCCTGCTTATGGTGGCGGTGATGCCTCGGCTTTATCTATAATACTTATTGATAAAATAGACAAAATTTATGTGAGAGGATGGATTTGGTTTAAGCATATAGTTGATGTATACGGTAATATAATTGAGTTCTGTAAATATTATCGAGTTGGTACTTTATTCATTGAGACTAATTCTGACAAAGGAGCCTCTAAAAGAGATTTAGAAAAGTTATGGCCTGCTATTATAGGCAGGAATGAATCTATGAATAAGCATATTAAAATTATATCTTATTTAAAACATAATTGGAATAAATTAAATTTTGCTGAAGACTGCAATATGGAATATCTTAATCAGATATTAGATTATACAGAGGAAGCCGAACACGATGACGCGCCAGATTCTTTAGCTTCTCTTATTAGGGAGATGAAAATCGGCGGGAATACAATATTGAGAAGGTTCGGATTGGAGAGTTAAATGTTTATAAGAAAAAAAGAATTACAAGAATTAAGACAGATAAAAAAGCAATTTGACGGATTTGTTGATCCTTTAGGTTCGAGAGGTTCTACGCTTGATAAAACTGCAAGATTAAGAGGAAGTATAGTCGCAACAACACCTTTGCAGAATTTGCAGGATTATGTCACTAATGGGTTTGTACAAAATATAATAGATCAGCCTGCAGAAGACGCAACGAGAGAATGGATTGATATCACAACGAACAGAGATACTGAAAGTCTTAATATATCGAGAATGATTGAAAATAGAATGGACGAATTGAACATTCGTGAAAAAATAAAGGACTTGATCAGATATTCAAGGATGTACGCCGAAGGTGGGTTTTTATATTATGGTGTTATCGCTGATACTGTGCAGAATAATGAAATGCTTGGTGAACCAGTATAAGAAATATAGAATTCATAAATGTAATAGACGACCCATCTATAGTCTCTGTACTTACGGAGAATAAGTCTCAACCGTTGAGAAAAGACTATAATAGAGTTAAATTTATGATAAGCGGTTGGGAAATACACGAGAGTCGAGTATCATGGCTGGTTAAATCTTTCATTCCGCAACTGGACAGAGGGATATCCGTTATACAAACTATGAGAGACGTTATAATGGCACAGGATTCGAGTTTATGGTCTACTAACTCTATTCTGTCAAACATGGCTACAAAGATTTTTAAAAGCGATTATATATCAGATTTAGACACGACAAAAAGAGGCGAACTGCTTGCGGCTATGAAACATCTCATGGACACTCAGTCAGTTATAGCCCTACAGACAGATGAGGATTTTATTCAGTTAGTTTATAATATTACAGGCATTAAAGAAATATTTGAGAACGTGTTTGATAATATGGGCGGACTCGCGAGAATGCCAAAGGCCATTATACAGGGTAAAGCTCATGGGGTCATAACAGCCGGTGAATATGATACGATAAATTATTATGCCCAAATCTCGACTTTGCAGGAAAACACTATAAGGCCAATTATTAAAAAAATTATAGATTTAATAATAAGAGAGCAGAATGGACAGATTTATAAATTGATAGGCAATCCTGATAATTTAGATGTGGAATTTACTTTCAAAAGTTTGTGGAAACTCGATCCTTTATCACAGGCTGATGCAGAGCTTAAGAATTCTCAAAGGGATCAAATAGACATAACAATTGGTAAACTTTCTCCGCAGGAAGCAAGGGAGGGAGACACAAGACTTGCTAATCTTGAAGATTTCGAGATGGACAGAGAAATTGATCCTGACATGAAAATGCCTGATTTAGTGGAGCCAGATGAACAGTAGATATCCATTACATATAGAAAAGCAATTTGAAAATATATATAAAAACGCAATTAATAAAATATCAAAGTTTGTAATACCAAGAATAAAACAACAATTCAATATAGATCAGGAAAAGCAATTTGATGCTGATAATTTTGGCGATCTTGAAAACGGCATGAATGAGTATTTGGATGATGTTTTATTTGCAAGCGGTTATTTAGAAAAAGAGATCAGGAAAATTGCTAAATTGCTGGATTCATGGGCGTTAGCTCAGACTAACGTATCGATAAAAAAATTAAAAAGAATAACCCGTAAAAACGCGAAGGAATTCATACCAGTTTTGATAGATAAGGAAAATCCATTTGTTGCTGATTTTATAGAATCTTATACTAAGTTTAATAAGGAATTAGTGTCTCAATTAGGCCATGAGTATATACCTGAAATTTCTAATCTTGCGCAAAAAACATTTATAGAAGGTAGAGGAATTAAAGAATTATCTAAAGAGCTATTAGAATTTACTGAGGGGAAAAAGAATAAAGCTGTATTTTGGGCTCAAGATCAAACTGGTGACGCTTTTTCGTCTTTTACGAAAATACGCCAGACACAAGCTGGATTTCCGGGATATAAATGGCGAACGGTTGGCGATGGGAGAGTAAGACCTGCTCATGGATTTTTAGAAGGTTTATATTTCACATGGGCAAAAGGAGCAGTCGGACTTGATAAGCCCGGAGCTAAACATCCCGGTCAGGATTATAGATGTAGATGTTACGCGGAACCATCTTTCGGTCCGGATGGTTTGATATGAACAAGCCTTACATTGAAGAAAACTGGTCTGAAATATTTGAAAATTATTTTTGCGGCATGTCTCAGCGTGAATTAGAAAAGAAATATTTTCCAATTACTATGCGTACTATAAATAGAACTTGCAAAACTATAATGGTATACATGATGACGAATCCATCGTCAATTATGAGAAATAACTGGATGGCCATTACAAAAGAAATAAATAAAATAATTAAAGGAATTGATTCGTAATGAAAATGAAAATAGTATCGGGTTATCCTCACGGGGCATGTAGCTTTTATAGGTCGAATGGGGTATTTCCAAAACTTGATATCGAGACAGAAATGATAAGCGACATAAATTGGCAAAATCTTGTTGATACTGATATTGTGATGATTGAGAGACCTTCGGATAATAATTATTATAGTGCGTCAAGTTTGATTAAGGATTTCAATATTAAGTTGTGGATCGATTATGATGATAATTTTTTTTGTCTGCCTTCATGGAACCCGGCGAAAGGGCATTATGATAATAAAGATGTTCAGGGTGCTATAATAAAATGTATGCAGAGAAGCGACATAATCACAGTAACGACTCAGGGAATAAAGGAAGAACTTTGTAAATATAGCGATGATATTGAGGTTGTCCCTAACGCGTTTAATGACTATCATTATAAATTTGAGAATAGAATATCCAACAAAAAGGTAATATTTTGGAGGGGATCAACTACTCACAGGGGGGATCTGCTCGCCTATAAAGAACAAATG